TATCCACGGAGCTGGACCGACCCAAGGAATTCTCAAAACCCCTGTTGCATCTCTACAGTCAATCTCTACATTTGGATGCTGGCTCTTAGTGGTTAAACTAAAATTATGAGCATTCTTCCATGCAGTAGATTGATTCTCAGCAAATGGAAGAACTCTAAGTAGTAACCTTCCACATGTGAAAGGTTGGGCATTGTGGACTACTCTCAAACACAAAGTTCCCCGGAATAAAGCTAGACCCTTAAGCTTACTAGCATAGGGCTCTACAGCCAAGAGACCAGAAGTACTCTGACTGATAATATCGGTGTTGATAGTGTCTGAAGCTGTCCAAGCATATTGAGTCATAAGGTACGGTCTCTGAAGAAACTGAGAAAGAGTTGGATCAGCAACCGGTCCAAGACCGACACCGTATATCCCTCTATCCAATGCCGGAAACTTGGTACTCTTAACAGTACCATCATCAATAAACTTAGTAATAGACACAGAATCTTGAAGACTTGCGTCGTCTCCACCATGAGGATCAGGAGTTTGATAAGTAGGGCGGTTGTCATTAGTTTGAGACAACCCTGTATTAACGTTTGAAATCGAAGCAACCATAATTAAAGAACTAGTTTCCTGTGGTCAATAGTGGAAACTAGGTTTTGAACCTCTTTCACCCATCGGCTACTATTGAGATTTTGCCAAAGATCATCACTCTCAGAAGGAGATTCAAAAACATCTGAGTAGCTGCAATTGGACTTAATAATAAGCAATCTGCGTGAGACACTTGCTCATGGCTATCTCCCTTTCATTTGTCTCCGGAAGAACACCATAAGTTTCCCACATAATGTCTTTAAACAGAGGATAATACTCCTCCCAAACTGAGACATCATGGAGAGACAGTTCCCTAACACACATGTTTAGTAGATCTATCTCATCTTGCTTACTAGCAGTTTTTGTTTTCCATTGAGGGCTATTTAAAAGAGTTGTTAAAGAGAGGGCTCCAACATAACGCCCCTGTAAAGGCTCATATCTGAATGCTCTTTTAAGAAAAGTGCACTCTTCAATAGTTTTGAACTCTGTACCAAGTTCTGTTTTATCGGCAGCTGTTATCCGAAAGTTAATTGTGCTCATATAAGCAGCGATATCTGCTGGAATAACATCCACGTCTGGAGAAATGGAGCATACAACATCGTCTCCTAAAGCAATAATGTAATATTTATCGAAGACAAATTCACACTTCGAAACAACCTCATTCATATCAAAATCCTCACCTCTATCTAACATTTCGAGGTAAGGCTCTTTCCATTGGTCCCCGAATTTATCCTTACACAATAGAATTGTAACTAGGGACATAAAGAAGGCTAAGTGATTAATAATAGTGTCTCCAAAAGACGTTATGGCACAGCCTGAAGGCATACTACCACACCATTTAATGATCTTACCAAAATTGACATGATCACTATGATGAGTATAATATAAAAGTCTAAGAATAAACTCCCGAGTCTCTTTATCATAAGGTAATCCCAAAATTTTTCCTGCAGCCTCAATGAGCAATGCAAATAAAGATTTATCATAATTACCAAAATCAAAATCCATAATTCTGTCCCCAAATTTAATTATATTTTGGGTCATAATCTCCCACTCAACAGAGAAGGGATTCATTCCAATTGCTGAACCATTATGAATGCGACCACTCATGAACATTCTCATGGAATCACCTATAAACATCCTACATAAAATAGTGTAATCAATTGGTGAACAAGAGATCTTCCTAGTTTTGCCTTCTAACCACTTGGCTAACTTCTGTGTCTCATCCTTGAGAAAATCAAGAAAAACAATAGATAACTCACTCCCAAGGGGAGATCCACTTTCCAATGCTTCTTTAATAGAAGAAATTTCTTCCATTACCTTCTCTTCTAGAATCTTACACTCTTCACTGGTAAACTCATACTTCTCACCTCTACCAAAGAAAGCCTTCTTGCCATCACTATACTTCAAATTCCAAGGCCAACCTGGACTAGTATTTCGGGGAATAGCGTTAGCAAAATCAACTCCTTCGATTCCAGCTACTGCTTCTTGGAAAGAGAATACCCTAGCCTTAGGCCACGGCTTAGCTTGTTTTTTCTGCCAAATAGCTCTAGCAACAAAATCAGTGGAAGCCTTAAGAACATTACTACTGTGGGAAGGTTCACCACAGCCGTAACCCTTAGAAGCCCAAATCATGGGGTCCGGATCATCCCCCTTAGCTCTAAGCTTAGCAGGCCTAGTCTCATTAACAGGAAATTTTCCATAACAAGCTGACTTCACTATAGAGGTGGAAGTATTCAAATTCGGCATTTCGGAGGATTCAAGTTCTCTAATAACTTGTTGATAATCTCCATTCTCATCAAGGGGTATACCACAATCAAAAGAACATTGTGGCTCAAGTTCGCTGTAATATCTTTCAATGATACGCTTTTCAAGAAATTTAGCGTAACACAAAGATCCGTTTCCAGCAACATGAAATCCCAAAAGAGCAGGCTTTCCGACATTGGAGCTAAGCCAAATCAGAGCACCACAATCACCAGGGCGCGTAGCCAAGGAATATTGCATTGCACAACTAGCCGTATAGTCTCCAAAAATTCTCCTTTCGACTATCTTACCATGAGCTCCAACCATAAAATCAACTCCATTTCTCTGTAAACAAATACAAATCGGAACATCGCCT